TTTCTTGGATGACTTCATAACCTTCTGAACTTCTTCTTTGATGATACGACGGAGTTGTGTTGCAGTGAGCTTCATGATCGGTAATTATTTCCTCTCCTCTAATTAACTATCTGGTTTTTTGTTTTTTGAAAATTACTTCTTTGCTAGACACGCAGCACGAGCGATCACGTATGCATCGGTGGCATCTCTACTCCATCCCACGATCGCTCCTGATTTAGGTGTGAGTGGCCACACCACGTGTGACAGGTCGTGTTCGCACATGTGTTTGAAGACCTGCTCCTTGTGGGGCATGCCGGCCACCGAGGTCTTCTGCAACTTCACACCACATAACTTGCGGGCATGGGCAGCCGAAATGTATGTAGGTTCGAGACCGAACACCTCTCGACCGATGTATGACACGATGCCGTTGAATCGCATCAGAGTGGTAATGGTGGCTGCAGAACTCATACCCTTGGAGAATCCGAGGAGAGGTTCCTCGAGGGCGAAGCCCGTTATGGAGGGGAATCTCGTCTTGAGAAGGAGGAGATCCCGTTTCACACGATCAGCCTTTTCCCATAGAGACACGCACTTCTTAAACTCGATTCGATCGAGGTGGGCAATGTGGGAACCGGTCCCGTCTGGCTGGAGGGCGGGGTCCACCACACATACTCCGGTGACGGAAGTTGAGACGTCGAGACCGAGGATAAGATTCGCCATGGGAGGATTGTTCATCCAGATGACATCCAGTAAAACTTTCCTATAAAAGACCCAGTTCCTTTAATTGGACTTCTGTCATTATTCTGTAGGACATTCCACGTTCTGAGCACCACAGCATAGCAGCAGTCATTTTCTTCTTCACAGTGAGTTGTTCCAACTTTCTCTTAGGTTTGACTTCGATTAGTTCAGACCGGCCGTCTTTATACTTCACAAGGAAATCTGGGTAGTACTTGCGAATCTTCTTGGACCTCACGTTGGACACGTACTCTATTACGGTCTTCTCGTACGACCAGGACTCCACGTCAGGGTGGGCGTCTAAGAATATCATCACTTTAAGTTCCCATGATGACCTAAATTTGCAAGTACCTGCGATCGGAGAGGTGTAGGTGCCTCTTATATAATGTCCTTTTTTCTTACGTTTCTTTGTCTTCTTTGGCATATTTCCACACAAATCCGTTACATTTTTTTGATCTTCCTCTAATGCAAGCACTTATTGCAGCTGAAGTCACACCTTCAAATTTTGCTGCCTCAGTAATCGACATGAATACTTGAATTACTTGTTGATCTTCAGAAATTTTGTGTACCGATTTTCTTCTACTGCGTAATTTCTCTCTCAATTCTTCAGAAAGATTTTTCATTGCTTCTTTGGTTTTTTCTTTGTGTTTTTCTTTAAAAGATTCGTCGCTAAATCTTTCGATAGTTGCCGTTCCGACTTTTTCTTTTGATTTCTCAGAGAGTTTTCTTCCGATTGACTTTTTTCGTATTTTGTCTCTAGTTTCTACGGAAAAAAATCTTCCTTTTCTGCTTTCACTCATTTTCTTTCTTGTCTCTTCGGTGATCAAAACTCCTACCATTCCATCACCGCCATGCGTCATGTTGTAACCACGACGAGAATAATGTGATTGACATTGATCAATCCACAGTTTTTCAAACTCTAAAACATCGTCAGGAGAAATTCCTTCTTGTAGAATTTCATGAATCCACGAGTCTTCCCCGTGCTTTCTAATGGCCTGATGAAAAACAGTATTTGAACCATCTTGAGCACTTTTACAATGCTCGATCCATCTTCTTTGCATCGTCTTTTTTGTCAAAGTGTAACCTACGTAAGATTTTCCAGTCACAGTTGATGTATGTCTATAAATTGTATACATGACATAAATATCATGTTGATTTCAATCTGGGTGGTAGCTTGTTAGCTAAACCTAAAAATCTAGCGTTACCTTAAACAGAATCTTGTCTCCTTCTCGTTTTATGATTGGCTGGGCGAGCCGAGCCTTCGCCACCACGTTCATATTCTCGTCGTGGAAGTTGAGGCCCGAGATGTAGACGAAAGGATCTTGGTCTGTAGGATCACCAGAAGCTTTTAGCTTTGAGGAATTCTCGAGATACGTGGCGTTAGAAGATGAGTTAAGCAGACCTGACGGTGCCAAGATCTCATATTTCTGCGTGTATATGTTGTGAACACCTTTGAAAGACATCTCATACTGATGTTTTCCAAAGAAGTAGAGGTGTGGGCTCTTGATCAGAACAATTCCTTCATCATAGAAAATGTTACCAACAGAGTTCTGTGTCGCGGGAGGAGTGGAAGAATCTGCTCTGTACAGATTTCCCATATAATCGTCCTTTAACGTGACGGAAATGGACCCAGCAGAACCTGATAAAGAAGAATCCGTAATGCTGAAGCTACCAGGCTGTATTCTTCTTCCGTAGTAAAGATTACTGATGTTAAAAATCGTCACTTGATTAGAAGACGGATCTAGTGTCCTCTGATAAATGGCGAGAGGCACACCTTGCTGCAGTCCTCTATCAAAGTCTGAGTCTTGAGTCAATGAAGAAATGGAACCGCTTAAAGTCTTTATGTAGTTGTTAAATGAAAGTCCTGGTGCGAGTCCAGGAAACTCTGGAGTTGGTCCGTACAGAGTTGTCACATAGTCTTCAGGTACTTCTGAATTGACTCCTCCAGCAATTAGAGATGCCGACGTTACCAAGTTGTCTAAGTTAATGAAACTGTAGTCTACAAATCCAAAACTGTCTGTGAATTTGTTCTTATAAGTTTCTCTTTCTAGCAACTCATAGTTGGGACTAAAGTTACCGTCATCACAGGGAAGAATTGTCAAGTTTCTCTTAGCGACTTGAGGGTCACTGTATAACACAGAATTAGCAGACTCATCACTAGTTGTGTAGTTTAATGCGGAGGCAGAGAGTGCCAAAAGTCTTGGAAATCTTCCCGTCGCGAAGTCTTTGGTAAAATTTTCAAGGTTTATGTAGTGACCGTCGACGCCAAACGACATTGCCACATTGAAAGGATCGTCCGTAGTTCCGTCGATCGACAGGTAAGGCGTCTGGAGAACTCCTCCTAGACCGTTTATGTTTCTTCTAATTGGTGACTCTTCTACAAAGAACGGCGGAACATAAAAGGCTATGTTTGAGGACAGAGCATCGTTTCCTATGCCGTTGGACCCGCTTATCCTTAGCTCTTCGTCTGATATGAAGTAACGTCTCAGAACCAAATCATGAACTTCAGCTTTCAATGGATTATTGAAAGTAAAACTTTCAGGAACGTCTCTAGAAGAATCAGATGACATCTGCTCCAAGCCGTATCGAGCAGAAGGAAGTTGACCGAAGAATAAACTCTGGGCAGAGTTTCCTGTATTGCTTCCTTGATAGAAATTTCCTAAACAAAGAACGTCAGGATTTTCAGAAGACGTGAAAGCCTTCGGCATTATAGTTCCAGAAGGTATCACGAAATTACCCACCGTCACTCCGTCGACGACAAAGGATCCTGTTCCGTCATTTATGATGTTAGTGCCCCACCTGACAACAACGTGATGCCACTTATTCCTTCTCAGCGAATTGTCGCTCGATAAGAAAACAAGATCATAAGGATAATTTCCAGGTGTCGCAGAGGTTGGTGAATAGTCTGCACTGTGACTCAGCTGAAGTTTTAGCCTAAAACCATCAGGATTTCCATTGTAGTCCTTTAGAGAACCTGTGACCAAAGACAATGCGTAGCTAGAGGATAAATGAAAGACGGTGCCTGCAACGTACTCGGTACCTTTTAGTGACTCCGAGCCGTACCTTGGATTAATGTAGAAATCAAAACTAAAAGCGCCAGAGAGACAGTATGACCCGGAAACATAACCTACGTGTTCTGGGTCTGAGTCGCCAACAGAATTAGGATAAAGTATGACTGAATTGTCTGGGAGCTTTGCGTTTCCATTTTCATAAGACGAGAAGAAATTGAGACTGTTGTAATTTGTATATGCCCAGTCTGCTAGAGGATAGTCGCATCTATAGTGAGTCATTAAAACATTTTTAATGTTGCTCTTTATTGATGTTCGTCTTGTGTATTGCGTCGAAGGAGTCAGTCTTTCGACATTAAGAACTTGCGTTCTCTTTGTGGGAGTTTTCTGCACGAGATCAAGGTAGGTAGATACCGATCCATCTATAGACAACCCTAAGGACCGATTGGTTCTAGATTTGTTGTTTATCTCTTCCCAGGATTCGTCAAAACCCGCATCTATTACGGCATTCAAATTAGCTTCATTGAATGCAAACGTCTGCGTAGTGTCTTTCTCGAAAGACGACCTTCTTGGAAAGACATTTACGGAACCAGTCACACCAGAAGAACTAGACACGTAGTGACGACTTGGAGTCGTCACCACTGTGAATGATTCTATGTCACTCTTGTTGACTCTGATTACTGACATGCTTAACTAACTATAAGGACTCTGATTTGACCAGACATCAAATAATGCCTCGATGATTAAGACTATCCTTGTCGAGAAGAACGTACGCGCAGATGTCGTGCTCAGCGCAGTACTTTTTTCCAGCCACTGAAGTTCTGATTGTACGCTCTGCGAGGTGGAATTCTTTGGGTTTGACCTCCCACATCTCGGTCTCTCCGCTCCAGAAATCGATAATGAAGTCAGGGACATACCAGCGTTTGTTGCCGCTGTAAAAGTACGGAATTCGAACCGACTCGTAGTGCCATGTTAACACTCCGTCACAGGAATCAAGGTACTTCATCACTGCTTCTTCCCAGCTCGAACGAAAAAAATGACTCTTGGAAGTTTTCGTTGATATATACCAACCTTTTTTGTTTCGAGTTCCGTATGATTTAAACCTACTCTCGAGGATCGCAGTCGACTTCTTTTCCGACATCTTAGAACGCGACTCTTCAGAGTGATTTCGGCCAAACATGCCATTGTTCTTTCCAGCTCGCTTTTCTCCTTTAGAAACATCACTCAAGCGCTTTCGGGTGTCTTCGGTATGATGCTTTCCAAGCCAGTGTTTCCACTTTCCTTCGGAGACGAGCGACGAGATAGTCTCCTTTGCTTTCGCTCGAGACTCCTGAGAGTTCATGGCCTCGATGGCGGATTGACATGTCTCGGGGTGTTCTCTCTTGTATCTCCCTCGACACTTATTATCGCAGAAGTGCATTGTGCTTCTTTCGTATCTACTCTTGGATCCCTCGTTGCATTTACCACAGGCCTCACACTCCAGAATGTAGACGATGCTTTTACGATTTGTATCAAAAGAACGGCGTTCGAAGATCTCGATTAGCATCGTCTATAACTATTCTTAGATTGGAGGTTAGCAACGACTAAAAATCGAGCCTAACTCTGAATGTGAGGTCTCTTCCAGGATTCTTTTCGACTGGTCTGCTCAGTTTGGCGACAGCAACAAGACCGCCTGTGTTGTCATAAAGACCTATCGTTGTGACGTAGGCAAAAGGCTCCTGAACTTCGTCAGGAAGAGCAGGATCATAGACTGTAATTCTTCCCTTAAAGTCTCCGGTTGTTTCAACATACGTTGGATTGGATGAGTAGTTGAAGTCATCAGGAAGCGCTCTGCAGAATATGAGAGAAGAGTTGATGTTCGTAACATTTTGGAACGTTATTGCTGTCAAAGAATCGTTTCCAAATCTGGTGTAGCAGAAGTGGTCGAGAACGTCATCCATGCTACCTGAAGTCAAAAGGTCGGGGACCAGTTTGGCTTTCCCGAAAGTCTCAGTTCCTACACCGCCCAATGTTGTAACTCCAAGAGGATGCATCGCTGAAATCGTGCCAGATACAAACTGGGATCCTGAAGTTATTTTTTCAATGTCTAGAACAGCAATTCCTGAGTCGTAATAAACCAAACCAACGGCTCTAGAAGTCTGTGACGAGTCTACGAGATAGCCATATTGACCACCAAGGTCAAAGTATCTCGAGTCAGAAGACCCTATGTCTGTGAATATCGTTGATCCTGAGGTTGAAGTTCTATAGAGATTTGGAACTCCATCAGTGACAACAGAAGGTGGAACATCTCCTTTATCAGGAGAAGTAAAAGTCCTATCCACGTATGACGCAGAAGTAAAGAACCTCATTGCAAACGTCTCTCTCTTGATCTGATCTCTTGCAAAGAGTCTCTTGAAGGCTATAAACAGAGCTGCGTCTATTTCTTCAGAAGAAGGAGAAGTTGAGGTTGTATCGTTAGGAAGCTTGAACATAGCAGTTCTACTTCCCAGAAGTGTCTGAGCAAACTGACCGTATATGTCGGTCTTCTCTCTCATCATGAGAGAACTACTTGGATACAAATATTTTCCTGATGTATCCTGACCCGTGGATGTCTTCGAAGTATAACCGTCAACGTTAGTCGTGTTATCTCCGAGAAGAGCGTCAGGAGGCGCCATTCCAAAAGTTATGTCAAATATAGGATTTGCAGTCTGCAACGTAAAGTCTTGATCGTAGACTGTCTGGAATAGAGAAGAAGTTACACCGGGTCCGACGCCTCCTGTGACGAAGACTTGATACTTTCTTCTGGACACTGAAGAACTTATGTCTTCTTGCAAGACGTCGATAAGCTGATTGAGAAAAGACCTTGTGGTCTTCTTGTCTGACTCTAGAATCTCTTTTGTCGTTGCCATATTAGTTTAAATCCATGTCAGGTTAGTGTTGCTCTATAAGTCACAGGAATGTCTATTGAGCAACCATGTCTCTCACCAGTGACTGTAATGTAACTGGTTATTTGCCTGTCGCTCGCGCTTATCTTCTTTCCGTAGATAGAAAGTGTAGTATTGTCTATATTCTTTGCTCTGACGGCAAAGGATATCGAAGTTTGAGAATTTGAGTCCGTTGAAAAAGTATACACAGCAGTCCTGTTAGGATCACCTGTGTTGACAAGAGTCCTCGCTATGTTAGGCTGTGTAAGAGTTCCACCTTTAGGAGAATCGATCGTAAAGAATCTATCAGACACCTTTATCTTATAGATGGTCTGAATTAGCTCGGCAGGAACGCCTTCACCTGAGACCGACCCAAAATTGAGATTGACAACAACAGTTGCGGAAAGATTCTGACCTTTCTGTATTGACGGCGTCGAGCTACCTAGCGATAGAGTCGGGAGATAAGAAGTTGACAACGTACTTCCTGTATTCTCGCGGCCGATCAGCTTGTATTTCAAAGCAATGTTAGGATTGGTCAGTGCCTCAAATATAGGAGTGTTCTTCTCAATCTTCTCCTTACCGACTGTTCTTCCGTACTTCTTTATTATGCCGTAGTCAACTTCATCATCACCTAAAGAGTAATGAGTGATGTTGAAAGCGCTATTAGCAGCCGCTAACCTCTGACGACCGTAGTCTGTCAAAACTGCATCCAATATAATGTTGTTCGTAGAGAGATCGAGATATCCCATATGTCCTCGAGAATGGCCTTATGTTGCTTAATTATGATAACTTATTTTTTTTGTCTACAATTCGTTGTTACTGTACATAGCGTATCAGACTGTTAAATTCGTAGAATCTTTAACATCAATTCTCAAAAGATTTGTTTTTTGATTGTCAAGATTGATAAGCTGAAGGAGATAATAAGGTGAGCTGTTGACAGAAGTCTGTGCTTCTACAATCTTATACGTTCTATTTCTTTCATCTTTGACCTTTAAGTATTCTGGTGTGAAGAACACCTGAAGCTGTCTACTGTTGTTTCCTGAAACACTTATCACATCTTTAAAAGCGTCCAACTTTAATGTCATATTCGGATACTGTCTTGGCGCTCCTGAATCACAAACTACTTTGGTAACGAGTCTGTTCTTGTAAGGATCGAAAGTTACGTGATGTTGAGAAGAATAGTTTGAAATCATTCCATGCGCATCAATGCTGCAAAAAGCATAGATGTACTGAGAAGAAACAAAGAACTCAGTGTCGACGGTAAAGTCTTCATCGACATGTAGATAAACAGGTCGCGAAGTTGTCTCATCAGGACTCTGTGCGTGAACCAAGAACTTGTCCTCAGGAAGCATGTTGTCAATATTATTAGCATCGACTCTCTCTCCCGTCTTGTATCTTCCGTCTTCTCCAGGTCCATATTTGGAAGTGTCGAATCCGTATTGAGCAATAAGCTCAAAAGGTTCTTTGATCGTCTTGCGTCTGAAAACTTGAAACTGCTTTATATCGACCTGAGGATTAACAGGAGTATCCCAATAAATTCTGAGATTTCTCTTGTTGTAGTCAAATATAAATTTTATGTCGTTTGGAGCAGGAGGAGGAGTGTGCTCATAGCACTCGACAGGTGTCGATATCGGTCTAGAGCTGACATATACAGTTGAAACTTCAACAATTGTTCCTGAATCATCATAAGTTAAGATGTTTGTAGATGCGACAGTTCTAACAGAATAAACATAAGTTTTTCCATAAAGGACTGTGTTATCGACAAGGCTAGTGTTCTGTATGTCTTCGACGTAGAAAGTATTGTCTTTCTTAAAAGTAGACTCATTGCTTAAAACATATCTGTCGACGACGTAACCTAAGAGACGTGTAGGTTGAGTCAAACTTGGTGTTGTTAATTTAAAACATTGAGAAATTACAGGATCTATTCTCTGTTTATTACTAGTCCTACCTAAATTTGACAAACCTTCTGAGTAAGAAACTTGAATATTTTCAAGTGTATCTTCGTTTTTCTTCTCTGGTGAATCTTTAAAGATATCGGGGGCGACGAGGCTGTTTATCTTCACGCTTAGAGACAATGATCTCGTTAACGACCTCAGCAAGTCGTCCTTATCATTTGGTGTTCCATCTTCGTCATAAACTCTAAGACCAAGAGAACTCTGTGGAAAGTCTACAAGTTTCGTGTACGTTTCAGACAACTCATTCATATAAGTCTGGAACTGTGTGTCGTCTCGAGAGTCTGAGGTCGACGCTGTCTCTTGTATCTGATACTTTGCCATCTTAGAGAGGCTTTCGGCATCATTTCTAGTTATTCTGCTGTAGTTCTCAAGGTCAGTAGATCCTTGTTCTATTGCGTCGACGTTTGAAAAAGTGTGATTAATGTACCCAGGATTAAAAAAGTTATCCTCGGAAATTATCTTGTCTTTGT